CGAAACGGATGCGTTGGCCAGCGTCCATCTCGGTGATTCCAATCTTCGCGTCCCATTCGGGCACGTCGATCACTTCGGTCTTGAGTTGCACCGCTAAGATGCGGTCAGCAAGGGTCTTCATGTTAATAGTCTACGATTCCGATGGTGCTAAACGATACGTTCTCGCGGATGATCTCGTTCTCGCCGACGCTAATGCCGACCGACGATTGCGACGCGCCAAAGCGCCAACGGACGGTGTTCGAAAAGTCGGCGTACAGGTCGATGACGTAGTAGCTGGCCGAGTTCGTGACAAAGTATGCGTCGTCGTAAAACCGGCCAAACGTACAAGTGCCCTCGCGCTGCACCACGGCCCGCGACTTCCAAGCGTCGCCGAACACTTGGACCTCTTCAAGCGTCGGGGTGATATCAAGCGTCCAGTCGGTGCCCTGCGCCGCCTTCGACAGCGTCAGGAACGAGCCAGTGACGGTGATTGCGCCGGTCGGCGTGTAGCTGGGAAACACAATCTTTCCGTTGCCCCACGCCACTTGGTAGAGCGCCGGGGAAACGGTGGTCACGCCGTCGAGGACGGTCAGCGAGGCGTTGGGATTGATGGCCCGGCGGGCGGCCAGCGTGATCTGGTAGACGCCACCGCCCAGCGCGGTAGTCGCCTGTCCGGTCATGCTGGTGCCCGTTCCGGTCGCCAAGTAAATGTCGGCGTTGCGCCCTGCAAGAACTGCCATAAGGCCTCCTAGGTGTAGCTAAGCGCGCCGCTGCCGGTGAAGGTGTAGCTGACCGTCACCAGGCCGTTTTCGCTGGCGTTCATCGACGCCTGGACAAAGGCAGTGCCGCTGTAGTAGTTGGTGCCGTTGATGTAAAACCGCGCCGAGACCGTCGTGCCGCCCAGAAACGCCGTATTCAACGCTACGTGGCCGTTGGTGTCGGCGTTGTCGAAGCGGCCAGAGGCCGTGCCGCTAAACTCGCGAATGGTCGCCGTGCGCTCCTTCCATGTGTCGCCGAAAGACTGCGTCTCTTCAAGCCCAGTTGATACGTCTAACGTCCACGTGTCGATCTCAAGCACGGTGTTAGTGCTCAGTCGAAAACTGCCTGCGTTGCCAGCGAGAATTGCCATAAGTGCTCCTTAGACGTCGTGGATAATGTCGAACTCCACGACCGTTGCGTAAAGTTTCTTGTCAGTTTCGAGCGCGTCCTCGTACTCGTTTCTGCGCCCGTTCAAATGCGTACTGCGAACTGTGAGGCCGCTGGCCGTAGTTATGGCCGCCTCCTGGCCCATGATGGCGGTGTAGACGATGTCGGCCAGGTCGTCACTGGCCTTGCCGTTGCCCTGCGCCATGCAGTAAAAGTTGACTGGCCGGCGCGTTGCGGTCGGATTCGCGCCGATGGAATGAAACTGCTGGTCGTCGATCATCTCAATCACTAGGCATGGGTATTTTGTCGCCCGGCCTTGATCGGCGTGCGCGTCGTATACCCGCGTGCCTACCAGCGCCGTCACGGGTGCTTGCGTTTGCAAGTACTTGTACAGCGCTTGGTAAAGTCTCATGCGGCCCTCGCGATCGCTTCAAACGCGGCCTTGGCGCGGGCTTCGATAAGCCGCTTGATCTGCAAGCGCTTGGCCTTGATCGAATCGCGGAAAAAGAACGCAGGCCGCGCGCCAGGGTGCTGAATCTTCGTGCGGACTTGGTCGCCAAGCCGCTTGAGCCAACTAAACGCCGCGCCGCGGATACGCATCTTCTTGCCCTGAATCGTGCGAGCCTGGGTGCCAAACTCAACCATGAAGGCGTGCGGCGCCAAATCCTTGAACGTAAACGTGTAAGCCTGCAGAAAAAATTTGTACTTGCGGCCTTTGGCCGACTTGACCGACTTTTTCAGATCCCCAGGATTACGGATCGCGCCGAAGCGATGAGTCGGATAAGGTGCAACCGGCGCTCGGCGCTCAACCTCATCTTCAAGCATTCGCGCGCCCTGCAGGATGGCGTCTTGCAGCGCTGGGCCCTCTGCCGTGGCCATGAGCTTCTGGAACTGCTGCGTCAGTTCGTCCAGCCCCTCGACTTTGATATTCCGCGCCCGTGCCATTAGATCAGCACCTCAAGCGCCTGCATGACAAGCATCTCGTTCCGCTCATCCGGGTTCAGGATCGTGCGGATGTTAAAGTAGCGGGCCCTGCCGGTCTTCTGGTCAACGTACTTCACCCGCATCTCGGGCTTCAGATCTTCGATGTAGCGTAGCCGGATCGTATGCGTAAGGTCGGCCATGACCTGCCGCGCCGCGAAAAATTCGCGCCCGTTGCCTGTCTCGATGCTCGCCCAGGTCGTCGCGTACTCGGTCCATGTGTCGGTCCGGTCGCCGTTGGAGTCCACTGCGATGGTCGGCTCTTGAATGATGATTAAATGCCGCAAAGATCCTGCTTTCATAACCAAACCCGAAACGGAGCAATAAGCGCGGACACCGCAAACGGCAACTCGCGCTCATCGACCGCGGACGTCGTGCCGATGATGACGGCCTCGCGGTGTTCGTAGAAATGCGCCGCCAACATACGAATGGCCTGGCGCAACTGGTGAGGTACCTGTGTCGGCAACCCGTACCCACACGTAAACTGCACTTCGATAGGGTCCGTGTTGCGGAGCGCGTCAGTAGGCCAGTCTTTCTGGTATTCCAGGACGATGGCTCCCGGCGTGCGCGCCGTCGATACGCCGTACTCGGTTGCCGCAAACGTCCGCTGTACGCCAGTCGAGTCCGTGTATTTGACGTGCGCCACCGACGCCAGCGGCGAGTAGGGTAAGTGGATAACGCCGCTGCCCGGAAAGCAGTCCAGGAACATCTTCCAGGTCTGCGTCAGACAGCGGCGGTTGGTGATTGTTTCGATGTGGTCGGTTGCCGCAAACAAATACGGCTCCAGCTGCTCTAGCGGCTGGCCCATGGCGCGGGAGTGCGCTTCGAGGTCGGCCGCTTCGAGCGGATAGCCGGTCGGGCCGGTCACTAGCTGGAGACGTAAATCCATGGGTTACGCAATTTCGGTTGCGATAGCAGATCCGCCGAAACGCGGGCCAGCCAGAGCGATCGCGATGCCGCCGAGCACCGGCGAATCGACAACCTCGACGCACTTCAGGCGAACGCAGGGGTAACCGCTGGCGACCAGCTCCTCGACGTTGACCTGAATGGCGTAAATCTGGCTGCTGCCGGCGGTCGTGGTGAAACCGGCCGACGTGCGGGCCGTCATTGCGCCCTGAATGTCGGTCGACGTGATGGACTTGCTCAGAAAGCCCACGGCACTGGTGTTGGTCGGGACAAAGTCGTCACAGGCCTCGACAGTGATAGTCGAAGTGCCAGTTGCGCCGACGCCCTTGTAGACAAGAAAAATGGCGCTTTCAAAGTTTTCGAGGCTGACCACATCCGAATAAACCGTGCCACTAAAGGCGTCGGCCACCGGATCGAGTCCCTTGATAAAGTGCAAATTGTTCAGTAATTCGTAACGAGGCATGTTGGGTCTCCTTAGTGCGGGCGACTTACGCCGCCCGCTCCGGTGTTATTGGTTAGGCGCGGGCCGCGGTCGTCACAAACGGCGACAGGGTATTGCTGCCTTTGAAGGGCGTGATCGGTTGCTTGACGGACGACTGGCCGTTGGCATCGAACGACCACTTGAACGTCATTTCGTCGTAAATAAACCGCACATGCATAGACTGCGCGGCGCGCAAGCCCCCCTGCGTAATCATCACGTACTTGGACATGTTGGCCAGCACGATGTCGCCGGCGTCGCCGAGCGTTTCGGCCTGCTCAACAACGATAACCGGGAAACCGAAGAAGGTGCCGTACTGCATGCTTCCCACTGCGCTGTTGTTCGGCAGAAACACCGGCTGCGTCCCTACGGTCAGCAGCGGGAATTGGCCGATAGTGTCCGGATTGCAGAACCATGCAATGCGGTCGCCCGGATCGCGCAGAAGGCGCGACAACATGGAGGTCGCGTTTTCGATCACGAAGGTATCAGCGGCCTGGCCGGTCTTCTTGGCGACTTCCACCAGCAGCTTCGAACCGTAATTCTGGACGCTGAAACCAAGCGGCATCCCGGCGCCATTGCCGCGCCAGATGGCGTCGTCCAACTTGAAAGCAATCTCGGAGGCGAAGGCATTCTCCAGCACGGCGCCCATGGCCGGTGCGTTGCGAAGCAATCGCTCGGTGGCGTAATGCAGACACTTCAGCGATTCGAGCCGCAGTTCGTGACGCGACAACTTCGGCTTGGTGGCCGTCGGCGCGTCAGCCTCACCGGTCCAGTAAGCCTGCACGCCGCCCCAGCGCGAGCCATTGGCGCGGCTGGTTTCGTCGATGTAAGGCAGGTCGATCGAGTCCGAGCCCTCGCCCATGGGGATCTCGTTCACGAGCGGGAAGATCCGCGCGGTTTCGCGGGCCCGCTGTAGCAGCACGTCGGAAAACGCCGTCGCAATGGCAAAGCCGCCGTCGGCGGGAATGCTGGCCGAGGAACCGCTGGCAGTCAGCGTCTCAAACAGGCGCTTGTCGACTTTGCCGCCCAAACCCTGAAAAGAGCCAGCGGGAGACTGGGCGAACGCGATGGCCTGCAGATTCTCGCCGAACGA